CTTAAAAATGTTATGGCTACTGAAAAAAAATCCAACTTTAAAAATATTGTAGGTTCAGGATTCCCTGACTATATAAATAGTCAAATAAGGAAAAGGGGTGAAACTCTTTTTAATAAAAATAGGGACAACAAAACTTTACAATTTTTAACTAATAGAAATATTTTCTTTAGATTAAGTTCTAGTGTTAATATAGGAGATTCTTCTGCTTTAGCTAGAAATAATGTTTTACAAGGAGGTACTTTAAATAAAGATAGGACATTAAAAAAAGGATTTAGTGAAACTTATAAAAAAGGTACAGATGATGATTTAGGTTTTAAACCCATGCCTGGTATTGTTAATGTATCAATTGGTACAGGAGGTAAATGGCAAACTTTAATGCAAGCAGATATAGAATTTGTCTGTTATGATTTAGGGCAATTAGATACAATGACTAAACTTTATATGAGTTTAGGATGTAGTGTATTTTTAGAATGGGGACATTCAAATTATATTAAAAATGATGGTACTTTTGAATCAAATCCTTCCCTTATTAATTTTTTTGGAATAAATGATAGAGATGATTTATTAAAAAAAGCTACACTTAAAAGAAAAAATACACAAGGTAATTATGAATGTTTATTAGGTAAAGTTTATAATTTTGATTGGACAGCTAATAATGATGGTTCTTATAATTGTAAAATACAAGTAATGGGTTCTGGTGGTATAGTTGAATCCTTAAAAATAAATACAGCTGGTGCTACTAATTTTGATATTTTTACAGATGAAACAGACGAATCTTATGGAAATTATACTTCTTATTTAGAAAGTGCACTATCAGGAATTAAAGGTTTTATTATAAGAGCATCTGATGCAATAAAAAGTTTAAGACTCTCTCAATCTATAGGTAGTGATACAAATCTTAGCAACCAATTTGTTGAAGTTGAATTAAGTAGTTTTGTATATATATCAAACAAACGGGAAACAAAAACTTATGGGGAATATCTAAATGGATTATTCGAAAAAACTAAATATAAAGGTCCTAAGTTTGTCGAAGATAACATACAAAGTGATAATATAAATGTTAAAAAAGGAAATGCTCATCAATTTATTTCTGGTTATGATACTGAAATACCTAATATTAGTAGTAATTTATATAAAGCATATTCAACCCAATCCACTATTGACGATTCAAAAGAACCTTTACACTATATTACATTAGGACATTTATTTACATTAATCCAACATTTTGGAATTTTTTCTGAAGGTACAAAAGATAATTCTAAACCTGTAGTATATTTAGATTATAATCCTGAAAATACAATAATTAAAACCCCTTCTTTAAGAGCTAGCATAGATCCTTCTAAATGTTTAATCCCCTATACTACTACCCTAGAATATCAAAATTTCTTTTTTAATAATATATTCACTAACTATCCCATTTTAGAAAGTGCAAATATATTAACTTCTGAAGCTTTTCCTAGGAATATACCCTCTTTTGAAGGTAAATTATTTAATATTTTAATTAATATAGATTTTGCTATTAATACTTTAAAAGGATTATCTAATAGTAATAATAATCCTGATGTAAATTTAATGGATTANATAACTCAAATTTTAGATGGTGTTAATGTTTCTTTGGGTAAAGTAAATTCATTTAGACCTTTTCATGATAAAGATAGTAATTGCATAAGAATTATTGATGAAAACGTATTACCCGAACAAACTAAAGAAAATGAAGTAATAACAATTCCTAATTTTGGTACAAATTCTTTAATATATGATTATAGTTTTAATACTAAATTATCCCCTAAATTAGCATCCCAAATAGTAATAGGGGCCCAAGCAAGTGATTCTATAAAAGACTTTCCTGATGATGTGTTATCATATCAATATTTTAGTGGGGGTGCCGTAGATAGATTTGCTAAGGAAAAAATAGCTCCTGTAGGAAGAAATGATATATTTGGTGAACCTAAAATTAATAATTTACCTTATAAAAAATTATATAACCATTTAATAAGTGTTTATGGTTTTGGAAACATAAAAAGAGGAACAATCTCACAGGTAACTACTTTATATACTGATTTACAAAATAAAATTATTAAAGCGCCTAAACAAGTAACAACTTTAAGTTTAATTGGGGATCTAGCAAAACCTAGTTTCTTCCCAGCGATTAATGATAGACCTAGTACTGTTATTCCTATAGAGTATAGTATTAAAATAGATGGAATATCAGGTATTTTACCTTATAGTGCATTTAGGATACCAAATAATAGATTACCTAAACAATATAGGGATAGGATTGATTTTGCCGTATTTTCTATAAACCATGAAGTTGAAAATAATAAATGGTATACTGTATTAAGAGGACAAGTAATATCAAGATCTAACTAATGACTTATATACCTAAATCCTTAACAAATAATAATTTATTTACTAATGGTGGAGAATTTATTGACTCTACTGGTAAACCATATAGTGGTCCTTACCACCAATTATTTAATGGGCAAATTTATAGTGGGAATACTCCATTAGAACCAACAAAACAATTGTTAGGTATAGTCCCTAGAGATGAATCACCAAATCAAGTTGTAAATACACCTACTAATTTAGAATATTCTAATTTACGTCCTCAAAATCAAGAGTTATTTGAATATGGTAAAAATCCAACTTCATTTATTCCTCAACCTAAAGGAAAAGATTATAAAAGAGGACAAATTGAAAGATATTTTGCTAAAAAAAGAAATGAAACACCATCCCGTATATTAGAAATAAATCAATCAACCTATAATGATATAATTACACAGAGTGGAGAATATAATTATGCTTTATGGCAAGTAGTAAAAATATTTTGGAAAATATCTGGTCCCCTTAACGATACAAGAAACCCAAATGGAGTAGTTAGTGCAGGAATAGTGGATACTAATAAGAGATTAGTTAACTTTACTAATAAAGAATTTAGAGGTATAAAAGGATATTTGTCAAATTTAATTCAATTCGCAGTTCAACCTAATTTAGAATTAATATCAAATCAATATACAAGTGGGAGTGAATTTATAGTTAAATTAGATGGTAGTAACTATGTAGGTAATTATCATATAATGGCTAATGGAGTAATAATGGATGGAGCAACGCATACCCAATCACAAAATAAAATACTTTTACCAACTAGTGTGATTGTTCAAAGACAAGTTAATACATTAATAAATAAAGCTTTAGGAAATATAGGTTCAATACCAGTATTACCAATACAACTACAACAACAACCACAAGAATCTGTGGATCCCCCACCTCAAATTAGTACATTTACATCTCCAACAACAGGAGGAGGTTACTAAATTGTGAATAAAAGGTTATGTATTATATTGTTGAGACAGAGGAACAATTAAACAGATTATATCATTCAGGTGATGAATGTTATATAAAAATTATTCCTATGAATGATGAGTACCATTCTGTTTTAACTTCACCATGTTTAATATATTTTAAAACTTTTAAAGGAAAAGGATATGTATTTCCAATTAACCATTCTGAGGCGTTTAGATTAGATTTTAATAAAGTAATAGAATGGATAGAAAGTAAATATAAAAAAATTTATACTATAAATAAAAAAGAATGTTTATATTATTTTGATTCACCTAAATTAATAGATATACCTTATGACAACAACAACTTGGATTATACTCCTATTAGGTCCCGTACTTATGATAGGTATGGACATTTACCATTCTGTACTTCCTTGGTACCAATCTCAAAAATTTACGAGCAAGAAGAAAAAAACTTTGAAGAAATTAGAGAAAAAATCCCAACAGAAGTAAATGAATTTTATAATGATATTTTTCTAAAAGTATTTAAATCAATAGAGGAGCAAGGATTAAAAATTCACCCGGATTACTTTGATAAACACTTTAAATACCATGAAAAAGAATGGTTTATTCGTGGAGAAACAGTGTATACTAAATATAACTTATACAACCTTACTACTCGTCCAACTAACTCTTTTAACGGTGTTAACTTCGCTGCTTTAAATAAAAACGATGGTTCAAGAACTGCATTTATTCCTAAAAATGATATGTTTTTTGAATTTGATTATGATGCTTACCATGTAAGAATATTAGCTAATTTAATAGGGTTTAAACTAGATAAAGAATCAGTACATAACCAACTAGGTAAAATGTACTTTAATAAAGAAGAACTAACTGATGATGAATATGCTAAATCTAAAGAGTTAACCTTTAAGCAATTATATGGAGGTGTATTTAAAGAATATAGAGAATTACCTTTTTTTAAAGCAATGAATGAATATGTTGGAAAATTATGGGAATTATTCAATGCTACAGAAAAATTAGAATTAGTAGGAGGAAAAATACTAACCAAAGAACAAATACAAAACCCAACACCTAATAAAGTATTAAATTACATGATACAATCAGCAGAAACACATAATAATGTTATTTCTGTAAGAAAAGTAATAGATTATTTGGATAATAAACAAAGTAAAGTTATATTATACACATA